CTCCGGCAGCATGAACGCCGGCGGCGTCTTCGTCGCCGAGGCTGGCATGGAGCCGCATCTTGTCTCTATGAATCCGGACGATGCGCAGTTTTTGGAGACGCGGCAATTCCACGTCGAAGAGGTCTGCCGCTGGTTCCGCGTCCCGCCGTTTATGATCGGCCACACGGAGAAGTCGACGAGCTGGGGCACCGGTCTCGAGCAGCAGATGACGGGGTTCTTGTCGTTTGCGCTCCGGCCATACCTGTCCCGCATCGAGCAGGCCATCCGGCGGTCGCTGATCATGCCCGAGGAGCGGGCAAGGATCTACGCGGAGTTCAACGTCGAAGGCTTGCTTCGGGCCGACAGTGCCGGCCGGGCGGCCTTCTACCAGATCATGGTTCAGAACGGGATCATGAGTAGGAACGAGGCGCGGCGGCGCGAAAACCTGCCGCCGAAGCCCGGCGGCGATGACCTTACGGTGCAATCGCAAAACGTGCCGCTTGGACAGCAGCCGACCCAGCAGCCGGCGAACGGAGCCCCCGCATGAAGACTTTCGATTTCGCGCTCGACGCCAAGGCGGTCGGCGATGCAGGCGAGATCGAGGGATATGCCTCGACCTTCGGCAACGTCGACCAGGGCGGGGACGTCGTCGAGCGGTCTGCCTTCGCTGAAGGGCTTGAGAAGGCGGCGGCCGAGGGGCGGTCGATTCCGATGCTATGGCAGCACGATCAGCGCGAGCCGATCGGCCTCTGGTCGGAGATTAAGGAGGATCGGCGCGGCCTGAAGGTCCGCGGTCAACTTCTGATCGATGACGACGCGGTTGCTCGGCGCGCCTACGCTCATCTGAAAGCCGGGTCGCTTCGCGGCCTGTCGATCGGCTACGTGATCCCCTCTGGCGGCGCCGAGCCTGATGAGAAGCGGCGCGGGATAACGCGCCTCAAGAAGATCGATCTCCGAGAGATCTCGCTTGTCACCATGCCGATGAATCTCGCGGCGCAAGTGTCTTCGGTGAAAAGCGAGGACGCATGCTGGGATCGGCTGCGCGACCTGATGCGCGCACTGCGGGACGGCGAGCCGCGCCCGATCAAGGAATTCGAGGACCTCCTGCGCGAGGCAGGGGCCCCGAAGGCGATGGCCGTACAGATCGCCTCTGTCGGCTACGCAAAGGCCATTCGGAGTGAGTCCGAGGGCAAGGCGAACGAACAGGCCGGCGAGGCGCTGCTCGCGCTCCGCGAAGCGGTGGCCGGCTTCCGCACCTGACCTGAAGGACAATCTGTCATGACCGATAAGACCAGCGAGCAGGAACTCGCCACCCTGGCGATCGACCTGAAGAAGGCGGCCGACGACGTGAAGAAGTCGGCCGAGACGACCCAGACCGAGCTGAAGAACCTCGGCAAGGTGACCGAGGAGACGAAGAAGGCGGCCGACGAGGCCCTGATCAAGCACAACGAGATCTCGGCGCGGCTGACCGATCTGGAGCAGAAGATGGTGCGCCGCGGCCAGGAGCCGGAGCGCCGTAAGACGGCCGGCCAGATGGTCACCGACCACGACGACTTCAAGGCGTTCGCCAAGAAGATCCCGTCGAAGGGCTCCATCAGCATCCCCGTCAAGGCGATCATCTCGGCGCTCACCACCGATGCCGACGGCTCGGCCGGCGACCTGATCGTGCCGCAGCGCCAGCCCGGCATCCTCGGCCTGCCGCAGCGTCGGATGACGATCCGCGACCTGATCACGCCGGGCCGCACCTCGTCCAACGCGATCCAGTACGTGAAGGAGACCGGCTTCACCAACTCGGCCGCCACGGTCTCGGAGACCGCCGGCAGCGCGAAGCCGCAGTCGGAGATCAAGTTCGACATCGTCACCACGGCGGTGACGACCATTGCCCATTGGGTGCTGGCGACGAAGCAGATCCTCGACGACGTGCCGCAGCTCCAGAGCTACATCGACGGACGCCTGCGCTATGGCCTCATGTACGTCGAGGAGAACCAGCTCCTCAACGGCGGCGGCACGGGCACCGACCTCAACGGCATCTACACGCAGGCGACCGCCTATTCGGCGCCGATCGTGCCGTCCGCGGCCGGGAACATGACGAAGATCGACGTGATCCGGCTGGCGATCCTGCAGGCGATGCTCGCCGAGTACCCGGCGAACGGCATTGTGATGCACCCGTCCGATTGGGCGGACATCGAGCTGACCAAGACCGAGGACGGCGCCTACCTCTTCGCCAACCCGCAGGGCGGCGCCGAGCCGCGTCTGTGGCGCCTGCCCGTCGTCGAGACGCAGGCGATGACGGCCGACAAGTTCCTCACCGGGGCCTTCCAGCTCGGCGCGCAGATCTTCGACCGCGAGGACGCCAACGTCGAGATATCGACCGAGGACAGCGACAACTTCCGCAAGAACCTCGTCACGATCCGCGCCGAGGAGCGCCTGGCGCTCGCCGTCTACCGGCCGGAGGCATTCATCAAGGGCGACTTCTCCGACGCCCTTGCGGCCTGACGCGACGTCGGCTGATCACGGGCGGCGGCTCCGGTCGCCGTCCTCATGAGCCGACATAGGAGGCAACCCCATGAAGCTCAAGGCTCTCGACCAGATCCACGTGAGCGCCGCGAAGTCGGACAGCCTGAGGCCCGGCGATGTCTTCGAGGTGCCCGAAGCCACCGGCGCCGACCTCCTGCGGCAGCACCCGACGAAGTTCGAGCGCCTCGGCGAGCCGGCCGAAAAGGCCGAGCCGGCCCCGAAGAACAAGGCCGAGCCGGCCCCGGCCAACAAGTCCGCGCCGAAGTCCGGCGGGAAGTGAGGGGCGCCGCCCCGACGACAGGCGTTCCGACGCCGACCATCCTGAGAAGGAGCAGATCATGAGGCGCTTCAAGGTCACGGTCACGACCGCCAGCGACGGCACCGCCACGGCCTACACGCCGCGGCTTTCGGGCAAGATCCACTCCGTTCACTACGTCAAGGACGGCACCACGGGCTACACCGACGGCGTCGACTTCACGATCACCGCCGAGGCGACGGGCGAGAGCATCTGGACGGAAAGCAACGTCAACGCCTCGGCTGTGCGCTACCCGCGGGCGGCCACGCACTCGACCGCCGGCGCAGCGGCCCTTTACGCGTCCGGCGGCACCGGCGTCCTGGCCCCGGTTGCCGTCGCCAGCGACCGCGTCAAGATCGCATTGGCGCAAGGCGGATCGGCGAAGGTCGGCGTGTTCCACGTCCTGGTCGACGAGGGCTGACAGTTCATGGTCGTCGCGGTCATCGAGCCTCCGATCGCTCCTGTGGTTACCTGGGAGGAGGCGAAGGCGCATCTTCGCATCGACTCCGACGAGGAACAGCTGGAAGTCGAAGCGATGGTCGCGACGGTCACACGATGGCTTGACGGGCCAAACGGGCGCCTCGGCATTTCTCTGATGCGGCAGACCCTTGAACTCCGCCTCGACGCTTTCCCGGCCGGTAGCATTCAGCTGCCGTACGGCCCTGTGTCCGAGGTGGAGTCGATCACGTACGACGACGCGAGGGGGACGGCGCAGGAAATGGACCCGGCAGCATACCGGCTGCTTGGTGCCGAGGTGCGTTGGCGTGTTGCTCCAGCTTACGGCGGTTCGTGGCCATCGCCGCGTGCCGATGACGAGGCCGTCCGCATTCGCTACGTGGCGGGATGGGCCGATGCGGACGAAGTGCCGGCAAAGTCTGCAATCCTGATGATGGTCGGCCACCTTTACGCAAACCGGGAAGCGGTCAATTCCGGGGAGATGCCGCTGTCCTTCGAGCCCATCATCGCCAATGAGCGAGTGTTTCTCTGATGCGCGCGGGGCTGCTGCGGGAGCGGGCGACGTTCCAGGTTCAGGTGCGGACGCCGGACGGCGGCGGCGGTGCCGCCATGGCGTGGCAGGACGTTGCGACGGTATGGGCGCGCTACCTGCCGGCGTCGTCGCGCGAGGCGGTGGCGGCCGGGCGCCTCGAGGCGGCGGAAGCTGGTGTGCTGACGGTGCGCGCCTCGACGACGACGCAGGCGATCACGTCGGCGCACCGGGTGGTGATGGGCGGCGAGGTCTACGCGATCAAGGGCGGGCCTACCGACTTCGATCGGCGTCGGGCGATGCTGGATTTTCGGATCGAGAAGGGCGTCGCGACGTGAGCGTGACGACGCGGCTTCGCGGCAAGGACAAGCTGATCAAGCGGCTCAAGTCGGT